ACAGAAACTTACGGTTATGAGCCAGAGTTTACTGAATACAAGATTGGCGTTAAAACTGGCGACTTTGGTTCAGGTACTTGCAAGGTAAGGCTTGGAACGAATGGTCGAACCAGATCACGATGGTCTTTTGTTTACTAAGGAGTAATCATGGCTCCTTTAGATCAAGCAATAGCACGTTTAGACAAACACGAAGCTGAGTGTGCTTTGCGATACGAAATGATTCAGCTACAGCTTGACGAACATAACAAGCGTTTTGACAAGCTAGAAAAGATGATGACAGGTGGCTTTGCTTCTATTGCTATTATTGTCACTACGGCTATTGCTATTTTGGAGTTTGCTAGATGATGCAAGCATTGATCGGCCCTATTACGTCTCTTGTTGGTGGTTACTTCCAACGTAAGTCTGAAGAGAAGAAAGCTGTCCATGAAGCTAAGATGGTAGCTATTCAGCAGGACGGTAACTGGGAAAACATCCATGCTAACAATGCAGCCAACTCTTGGAAAGACGAATGGTTCACATTGTTGTTTTCAATACCGTGTGTACTAGCGTTTTTTCCTAGTATGGTTCCTATTGTTATGAACGGGTTTGCTGCCTTAGAAGCTATGCCTGAGTGGTACAAAGGTTTCCTTGGTGCTGCTGTAGCGGCATCGTTTGGCCTACGTGGTCTGGCTAACTGGAAGAAATAATATGTCTTTATTTAAAAGAAGTAGCGGACCGATTACTGATTCTGCTAATTTTTTAGACACTGGCGGTGGCGGTTTACTTTTGTTTAATGCAGGGCCAATGCCTTCTAACGCACCTCCTACAGCTTTTGAACGAGGACTGACTAGAGACGATCCTTCTAACATAGGGTTAAACGATCCTGTTCGTCCAGAAGAACAACAACAGCCTAGTGATTTAGAAGGCGAAGACAGTCCTTTTGATATTGTTTTTCAATCTTTATTTGGTACTCAAGGCATCCCTGCTGAAGTAGATCCTAGAATTCTTAGAGCTTTAACAGTAGCTAACGAAACTCAAAATGACAGCGAACTAAACAGAATAAAAGAAGAAATTGATGCCGCTGGTGGTTATGATAAGTGGTTGGCTAGTCAACAGCAGGAAGAAAGTACTTCTATTTCTGACGTAGTAGAAGGAGCAACAGAGGCTGTTACTGAAGGTGTGTCCAGTGCAGTACAGGACGCTATCACTGCTGCTCGTAATGCTTTACCTGACGATGCTTCAGTTGACGCGATACTAGATTGGATTGCAGAGAACGTACCAGAGATTACACCTCAGTCTATCTTTGATGAATACATTGGTGCTGGTGTCGGCGTTAACCTTCCTACAGGCGCTCCTATAGGCTCTGGTACAGTATTTGTTCCGGGCATACCGGGTTTACCTTCTTCTTCTCCTAACATGGTTATAGGAACTGTAGATGAGGTTATGCAGGACATCTTGGACGGTAATCTTCCGGGAGTGTTGGGTGACATTGCTGAAGACCCTGTAGAAGGTGTACGAGCAGTAGTAGAAGGGGCAGTAGACGATGCTGAAGAAGTAACAGCAGGTGATTTGTTGGGTGACATTGATTTACTTTTAGGCGATGACGAAGGTATTGACTCAGTCTTTGACGAACCCGGACAAAGAACTGACTACGGCGGTGGCCTTAATGATGGAGAATCTGAAGACATCTTAGCTGGTGTTGGAGGCGCTACCGCCGCTGCTGGTACTGCTGGTGTACAAAAACCTTTAGGTGACTTTACTCCTTTTATGAAACGTCTTGATTATAGACCAGTTGCTATTCCTGAAGCTGTTGTACCCAGTTTGTTTAGAGAGTATTTTACATGACATATTTAAATATAATGAATAACGTATTGCGGCGTCTGCGAGAAGATGAAGTAACAACAGTAACTTCAACTACGTATTCTACAATGGTTGGTGACTTCATTAACGATGCTAAGCAGTTAGTAGAAGAAGCTACTGATTGGTCTGCGTTACGTGACACAATACTTAAAACAACTGAAGTTGCTACGGGAAGTGAGGAGATAACTCTTACTGGCTCTGGCGACAATGTAAAAATCATGTCGGTAATTAACGACACTAGCAACTGCTTTATGGAGTATCAGACTAAAGACTGGTTTAACGACAAAAGGTACATATCAGATTTAGTTGTTGGGTCTCCTAAGTACTACACATTTAACGGTTTAAACAGCAGTGGAGACACTAAGGTTTTATTAAATCCTGCTCCTGATGCTGCATATAACTTACGTTTTGATGTTGTCAAAAGACAAACACCTTTGACTAATAATTCTGACGTTTTGCTTGTACCTTCACAACCAGTAATACATTTGGCTGTAGCTTTGTTAGCTCGTGAACGTGGTGAAACTGGTGGTACTTCTACTGCTGAGTACTTCCAAATTGCTGATAAGTATTTATCTGACGCTATTGCTATTGATGCGGCTAAGCACCCAGAAGAGATGATCTTTAGGACTATCTAATATGGCCCAAGAATTAAAAAGTATTAATCTTTTGGCTCCGGCGTTTAAAGGAATTAACACCGAAGACTCTCCTTTGGCGCAAGACCCATCGTTTGCTGAAATTGCTGACAACGCAGTTATTGACAAACGTGGTCGTATTGCGGCGCGTAAAGGTTATGAAGTTATTACTACAAACAAAACTGTACTTGGTACTGCCGCTGTACGTGCTGTCAGAGAGTTTAGAGATAACGCAGGTAACAACAAGATCTTTTCTGTTGGTAACAACAAGATCATTAGCGGTACAACTACGTTGGCTGACGAGACACCCGGTAGTTACACCATTACTGCTGACAACTGGAAGATGGTTGACTTTAATGACAGCATCTATTTCTTTCAGCGCACTTATGAGCCTTTAGTTTACAGTAACGCTTCAGGCGCAGTAGAAAAAATGTCTACGTTAACTGGAGCGTCGGGTGTAAGTGACATTCCAAAAGCTAACGAAGTTATTGCTGCTTATGGTCGTCTTTGGTGTGCTGATCTACTAGGCAATAAGTCTACTGTTTACTGGTCTGACCTGTTGATTGGACAGAATTGGACAGGCGGTACTAGTGGTAGTATTGACATCTCAAAAGTATGGCCTGACGGTTATGACGAGATTGTATCACTAGCGGCACACAACGGATTGTTAATCATTTTTGGAAAGCACAGTATTGTTGTCTACCAAGGTGCAGAAGCTCCAGCAACTATGTCTCTTATGGACACTGTAGCGGGTGTTGGTTGTGTAGACAGAGATACAGTACAGCATACAGGAATTGATGTTATTTTCTTGTCACATACAGGCTTGCGTAGCTTTGGACGTACAATACAAGAAAAGTCAATGCCTATCAGTACGTTATCCCGTACAATTACAAAAGACATTATTGGCTTGATACAGGGAGAGACAGAGTTCTTTAGGTCTATCTACAACCCAGAAGAAAACTTTTACCTGTTGACATTTGTAGGTCAGAACACAACCTTCTGCTTCGACGTTCGAGGCACGTTAGAAGATGGTTCGTTTAGGGTAACACGATGGCCCGGTTCTGTCTTTACAGCTTACGAAAGATTGGCTAACGGCACTTTGTATGTAGGCTCAACAGCGGGCATTAGCGAATATAAAGGGTACTCTGATAATGGTAGCTCTTATCGCTTTAAATACTTTAGCCCTAGCCTGACGTTTGGCGATACCTCTCGTTTAAAGATTCTTAAGAAGATCAAGCCGACACTTGTAGGCGCTAACAGTGCTACGGTCTTTATGAAGTTTGCGTATGACTTTGGTACGTCTTACAGAACAACAGAATTTACAGTAGGTAACCAGCAACCTGCCTTTTTTAATGTTAACGAATTTCACGGGGATGCTGACCCTTCTCACAATTCTAACCCGCTATCAGAGTTTACTGGTGGTGAACTTATTAACCAACGCAGTTTGAACGCTATCGGTAGTGGTACAACCGTTGTTGTTGGCCTTGAGTCAGACATTAATGGTTTTGCATTATCGCTACAAGAGATTAACCTACTCGCACTGATAGGTAAAACGTTTTAATTAGGAGCAAGCAATGACACCCCAAGACGAATACAACATTGGTACACCATCTGATGTTCTTGGAGCGGGAGCTAGTACAGACGCCCCTACTCCAGACGATCCCGACTTTATGGAGCAGTTTGGTGACTTTTTGTTTGGAGGAGGCGCTCAAGGTCTTGCCGGGCTTGGTCTTCTAACAGGGGCTTACAATAGGCTTGGTAGAGTAGGTGAGCGAGGCTTAACTTTAGGACAACAACTAGCTGAAACTCAGTTAGGACAAGCGGCGTTTAGACCATACACTGTTACTACTGCCACAGGTGGTCAGTTTACGGCTGGTCCTGAAGGTCAGTATACAATGGCTATGTCTCCTGAAGAGCAGGCTATGCGTACTCAACTGTTTGGAGGCGCTAGTGGATTTTTTACAGGTGCTTCCGCAGATCCTGCTGAGCGTGAACAAGAGCTGTATGAGCAAATTAGGGCTACTACTTCTCCTCAAGAGCGTAGAGAACGTCTTGGACTTGAAGAAAGACTAGCAGCACAGGGCCGTCTTGGTGTGCGTACAGCGCAGTTTGGAGGTACTCCAGAGCAACTTGCAATGGAAGAGGCTCAACAAACAGCTATGGCAAGAGCAAGACTTGGTGCAGCACAGCAGGCACGTCAAGAGCAAGCTCAACAAGCTCAGTTAGGTCAACAATACTTAGGTGCTAGTTACTTACCACAGCAGATGCTTCTACAGGGTTTAACTCCCGGTCAGACTGCGGCAGCTCAGGCACAGCAAGCTCAGTTGTACGGTACAGGTTTGTTTGGTGAAGCTACTGCTTCTGGTATTGACGCACTGTTGGGTGCAGGTCTTGGACAGGCTAACTTGATGGGTGCTGCTGGTTCTGGTTTGTTGTCAGGCTTGTTTGCTAGCCCAGAAGCTTCAGGTGGAGAAGGAAGTCAAAGCAGTCGGCTAAGAGATTTTTACGACTTTATTACAGGGTTTGGAGTCTAATTATGGCTAGGTTTGGTAGAAGTTTTGTACAAGCCGCAACACAACCTCAGTATGCTCAGGGGTTGTTTACTGCTGCACAACAAATGGGTGCTGCTCCGGGTCGTAGACGTCAAGCACAAAAGGCGGCTAACTTACAAAAAGGTTTGTTTGGTTTAGAACAAAGTGCTTTGGCTGGTGAGCTTACTCCTGAGATGTACAAAGAAGCTGTTGGTTCTTACACTGCGTTAATGCAACAAAACCCAGAGCAGGCAGACGAAATTAGAAAGTCTCTTGCTAGAGTCGGTGCGTCTGTACGTGAGCAAGATAAGGCGCAGAAAAAAGTAACTGCCGTTAATGAATTAAGTGCTATTGAGACTGAGTATACTAAGATATATTCTGATCCTTCTTTAGATACCAAGGAAAGAGACGCAAGAGCAACCGCACTAAGAACACGAGCAAAGGCAATACAAGATGCTAATCCCCTTATAGATTTTTCTTCGTTTTCAAACTGGGACTCTCGTGCAATGAATGCAGGCATGGCCATTTCTAGTCGCGTTAAGAATCAAGAGGCAGAAGCGGAACAACAAAAAGTTGATAGCGTTTTGCAAGGAATGACTCCAGAAGAGCGTGAAGACTACGTAAAAACGTATACTGGAAGCGAGTCAGACTATATGCTTAGGCGTGTCAATAGTCTTAATACTTATCAGGAGGGGGTTGATCGCAGAGCTAGTGATGCAGCCACTAGACAGCAAACATTAGATAATGATATTGATAGTCTTGCTTCTGAAATAGAAACTCTTCCTGAAGGTTTGAGAGATTCTCTAACAAGGGAATTAAACCTCGTTAAGAAAATGCAAGAAGCAAATTATGGAACTGAAGGCTGGAAAAGCAAAGGTCTTCAAAACCAAGCTAACAATAAATTGAATGACATTTCTCGGCGTATTATAAACCACTCTGATAGAGTTTATGATGCTGATCGTAGATCAATTAGAGAAGCTGATATAAAAATAGCTGCCTTAGAGTCTCAGTTAGATAATCCTGCTATGGATCAAAAAATTCTTGATAGGTATGCAGAGTCTGCCGCGCAACAAGCAGGGGAGCGTACACCTTTTGATAAAGTTTCTGCTTCTAAAAAAGAAAAGTATTATGATCAGGCTCGTAAGGATATCTTACGAGATCATAATCAAAATATTAACTCTCAGATTAGAACACAAAAAGCTGTTAAAAGCTATCTTTCTGGAGAACAAGTAGAAGAGCAAGCTCCTACAGAAACAACTGCTTTTTCTAGTACTGTAGATGAAGCAGTAGCTGAAACTGGAAGACCTAGATCAGAAGTTATAACTGCTTTGAAAAAAAGAGGTGACATTCCTAAAGACTATTCTGAAAAAGAACAGTCGTTTGAAGAAGCTGTTGAGCTTTCTGAAACAGACATTATAACTGCTTTGTTTGGAGAGCAGGGCTACATTGCTCCTCTAGGTCTCGATACAAAATCTGTTTCTAAAGCTTTCGTAGAAGATCGTGTTTACTTTGCAGTAGACACAAATAAAAGCTTAGCTGGTGTTCCTACTAATGATTTAGAGCTTTTGCAGTACGATAATAACAAGTACACTCCTATGATTAAGGCAGAGCTTAAAAGAAGAGGCCGTTAAAATGGGCAAATATGCTGATCTGTTTGAAGAAACTCCAACAACAGGAAAGTATGCAAACCTCTTTGAAGAAACAGAAGAGGATTATTCTAGTTTTAGAGCAGGAGCTATCGATGTTCTTGAGTCGGGTCTTGGTATTGGTGATGAACTAGATGCTACTGTACGTTTGTTGGTGGGAGAGTCTGACAACTGGGAAGATGCAATAACACAGTCGCGTAGACAGTTAGAAACTTTTGAAGAAGAAAACCCTTACATGTCAGGTGCTTTAAGTACCGCAGGTATTGTAGGAAGTTTATTTATACCGGGAGCGGCTCTTGCCAAGCTAAGTAAAGGTGCTAGTACAGCAAGACGAGTTACTCAAGCCGCTGGCTTAGGTGCCGCTGAAGGAGCTGCTTACGGTTTCTTAGCAGGAGAAGGTGAAGAAAGACTGTCTAGTGCCGCTTTAGGTGCTGGTGTTGGCGGTGCACTAGGCGGTGCTGCTGGTCGTTTTTTAACCAAAGGTGCTGGTGAAATTGTAGATGATTTTTCTCGTCCTGTTTCTGAAGCATTAGACAAACCTGTAGACATAGGAGGTGCTCAAGGTTTTGTTAACAGAGGAAGAGCATCTTCTGGTACAGGTGATTTAGATCCTAGCACACACCAGCGTAAAGCCACGGATGTAGTAGACGACGATGATTTTATTCCTGACAGCATTCACGAAAACCCAGAGAAAGGCAGTAGAGTAGTTGGCTCTTTGTTTATGGGTACTCGTGAGTGGGTAGAAAAAAACGTAGGTATTAGAGCTGCTCGTCTCGTTGAAGACTCTGAGACAATGGCCCGTACAGAATACTCTAAGGTTGATGAAATCTTTGATGGGGAGCAGTTTTCTAAGTTTTCAGAAATGTTTGAAAACAGTCCCGGTCTTAAAGGTTTGTTTTTACGAATGAACCAAAACATTAAGAAAGAAAGCAGGATTGATTTTAAACAAGCCCGTAGTGTCGCTAGGACGCCAGAAGAAAAACAGCTTGTTGATCTGCTAGAAATAGAATCTAAAGTACTACGTGAGTACGATTTCGTTCCTTTTGGTAAGCCTGAAGATGATTACTTTCCTACTATTAATATAGCTGGGTCATCCGGTACGACCAAGGTATCAGACTACGACAACCCTATGGAAGCATTGCGTAGGATGGCAAAGGATGTGTCTGTAGCTAACGCCGTAGCTAGACGGTTTAATCTTGATATGTCTAAGTACGAAGACGAGGCACGTAAACTTATTGTTGAAAACGCAAAGCCTATGTCTCGCCTAGAGTTTGTTATCAAGAAGGTCAGAGACGAAGCCCGTGCACAAGCAGCAAAACAAGGTAACGTATCTGATCCGTCTGCTGTAGCTGACAACCTACGTGATGCGTTGCGTAGTGTTTTGATAGCTTCAAAGACTGGTGGTGATGCGGTCGGTGCTGTTGCTCGACGTGGTATTTCTGCCGCTTTGTTGGCTAATCCAATGAACGCAGTGTTGAACATTATTGAAGGTTTTACTTCTCCTGTTTATCAAAACGGGTTGATACCTTTTTTAAAGACAGTTCCTAAAGCAATCCTATCTACGTTCAACAAAGAGTTTGGACAAGAGGCAGGAAGAAAGTGGATATCTAACAAGCAGTTAGGTTTAGATAACTACATGGGTGAGGTACAAGCGGCGGTTAAAAACACTCTTGACGATTCTTTGGATACGGCAAGGTATGCACGACTCCCTGCTGTTTTTGGCAGGCTAGTAGACAAAGTTGGCGAGGCGGCTTATACGTTGTCAGGTGTTCGTACTGTTAACAGGATGGGTCAGGAAATACTTACTAACTCTTCAGTTCGTAGAGGAATTGACTTAGCTAAAAAAGGTGATCCAAAGTCTTTAGAAAAACTAAAGAAGCATCCCGGTATGCGTGGTTTGTCGCCTACTGAGTTTAAAGCAACAGTAGAAGCTTTGAAAAAAGAAAGCTTAACAAGTGCATGGGTGACTAACTTTGCTGGTGCATCGCTTAACAAGTGGCAACCAGTTAGCGCAAGCGCAATGCCTAGATCCTACAATGACAATCCTAACTTCCGTGTTATGTATAGCATGTTGTCTTACATGAACAGACAAGCTAACAATCTACGCACTGAAGTAGGTCTTAACATTATGAAAGCCAAGGATAAAGGACTTAACACTAAAGAAGGTGCTGAAGCGGCAAAGGCTGCGATGCTAAACAGTGCTAAGTACACTGCTTTGTTTGGCGTCATTGCTGGTATTTGGGATGATGCGCGTAAGACAATGGACTTTAGTAATGATAAGTATTTAGAAGATTTGATGACTCCTGAAGGAGTTGCTAGTGCAGCAATGAATCAGTTAGCATCTAACATGACTAGCGGTGTTGTTAACATACGCGCTCAAGAATACGGTGGTGATCCTATTAGTGTTACTCCACCTCCGTTAGCTGCTGCTGCTAAGTTATCTACAGGTGTTGGTAAACTCCTAACAGAAGGTAATGTTGACCCACTGCTAAGAGCTACACAAACCTACACGCCCGGTATTGCAACAATAGATAGGATTGTAAGGATGACCCCTGTTATCCAAGACCAGCTAGGCAGGGGTCGGTTGTTTACTGATTAGATCTCGCAGTTGTTACCAGTACAGGCTAACGTCTGTGATCCTTCAGTATTGTCAGAGTTTTCAGAGATGTTCCAATCAATTGTCTCTGGGAACTC